TAGAAGAATCAATGTTAAGTTCAATCATATCCCCTGCGCTGACATTGACCCGGTCACTATAAGGAATCCACATGGAGGCTTCGTTGTTCCACTGACCTGACCCCATATCATCTGGCCAGAACCCATTGTTATTTTCTGTATCATTCCACACGGAAGCATCCAACGCTTTGCGGTAGCTGATTAAAGCGGGCCCATCCAGCTTTACGTTAAGCCAGAACTGTCCAGATACCGGAGCTGTAAATCCCGCTTTTGCATTCAGCTGTTTAAACGAAGATTTCCATTGTAAACTTCCATCTGAAATCCATTTATAATCATTAGCATTACTCCACATATTAGTGGTATTTACAGGGTGTATGTTTCCATCCGAAAGAACTGTGCCAGTATGATTTAACCCACTCCAGCTATTTTCCTTGAAGTCTTTGTGCCATATCACGTTTTCCTGTATTAAATCGCCTACATCAAGCAAGGCATAGGCGAAACTCTTAGATTCATTCCCACCGTTATCTACAGCTTTTATCATGATGGCATGACTTCCCTGACGGATGGCCTGTGTTTCATACGGCTGTTGAGTCACTAACCCATCCTGTACCGGTATACCGGTTCCCCAGTTCAATTCTTTTCCCTGCGTGTATTTAAGCCTAAAACCAGCTATGTCATTTGGATAAGGATATGTGAAATCCCACCAGAAACGGCGAATTCCGCTTGAGAGTTGTTCCGTGGAAATGCTGACTATATCCGGAGGCGGATTATCTTTACCGTCCGTGATAATGTAATTCGTTACCTTGCTTGATTCCTTACCCACATCATTAATTGAGTAAATTCTTACTCCATAAGTACACAGGGACAGCCCTTTGAATACATAACTAGATTCTCCCAGTTTGAACTCAGTCTCATATGACCATGTGTCCCCTCCGTCAGAAGAAACTTCCATTTTTACCTGTGCATACTGGCGTGGGTTAACCCAAGCGCAGTGGACAAGGTTGGTTAATGTGCCATCCGCTTCCACGTAGCTCTCTGTGGTCAGTACTAAATTTTTCGGAGCGGGCACATCACTGTCGTATTCTTCGATTACCGGAAAAATGTCACCGTCACTGTTATATAGTTCGTCATAGTACTCTACCGCTGTGATGGTACGGGTTTGTTCTTGCATCCCTTTGTCTATGGTCAGTACCTTAAACTTTCTAGCCTTATTCCCGGTCTTCCCGAGGGCATATACCGCACCTGCGCTGGCTCCATTAGTACTCTCCACAGTGGCTTTAGTTCCATCAATGGCCGTTACCGCAGTTGTATAGATTTTGTCGGTAGCGTTGTCTCGAATCAGTATGGTTGTGTACTCTTCATCTGGCACCTGATCCAGAGTCAGCACCGTACCTTCTACGGACTTAATCCGGCCACCGAGCCCCCAGCTGACTGCATCCGTCTGTACAAGGATAACGTCCCCAATAGAGCAGGCGATAGCGTCTACATAGGCTTCGAAGGAAACCGTGCGAATCTCATATTTATTCGACCGAAGATAGTATTTCCCATATTTATAAGCCTGCTGTGCACTGGTGCACCCCATGAGCTCAATCTGCGTCGGCTGCTGAGTTGTTTCATCGTCATCGTAGGAATCACCATAAACAGTAAGTACGTCACGTTCATAGTTCTTGTCCCTATTGATGAATGAAATTTCAATAGCATTTGCCCGGCTATCCGTGGATTGATATTCCGTGGAAAGGCTGTCTTTCTTGACATTAGCAACCGTAAAAAGCTGTACAGGCTCGCTAGCGTAGTCATAAACGCAAGTAAATTTTGTGCCGGCTACCATGACGGCACCATGGCCCACACGACATGGGTATTCCAGAGCGTCCCATAGCGTCATAGCTGAATCATACAGATAATTGAACTCAATCTTTGCATTATTACAGGCGTCCGCCCACGCTTTAAATGCGTAATAATCCATATTATCTTTAGAAACGCCATCCACTACGTAAGACGTGCCTCCGGAAACGGTATCCACTTTTGTACATCTATGCACCAGATCATAAGCCGCCCAGGCCGGATTGTTTGCCGGTTGTTCCTCGTAAGACGCAGTTAATGGGTTCCATACCTGTACCTTGTTCCTTACCACTTCGCAGGTCATCTGTGGGTCATTTCCAGACAACTGGTCAGTTGCCAAAGCTCTTATGCCAAGCAGAGCCTTGCCAGGATGAATGAAATCATCATAAATAACCTGTGTAACCGCAGACCACTGTACTTTGTTCACGTAACGGATGGATGTACCGTCTTTAGACACACAACGCATCCGCACTTCGTACTGTGCCGGTGTCAGGTCATAGAAACCATAGGTACGATAAAAGGCATTATTCTGGTTATACCGGATAATGCCTTCATCTCGTACTGTTGTTGTTTGTCTGTACCAGTCAGTCCAACTAATGGTTTTACCATTGTTAGACGCGCGTCTCCACTGTTTACGTAATGATTTTTCACTACCGTTATCCTGATTTTCATTAGGAATGGGCAGGTCATACCAAGTATCCGTGCCTACCTTTCTGATTTGAGCCGCAATACGAACGCTGGTGGCATCAGTCCCGCCTTTGTCATTGTTATAGTACAGACCGGCAGGAAAGGCTATTGTCAATTCCACCGCCTGCGCCATATTTCCATCCAGCTTCACTGTATACCATCCACGCTCTGGTTTCAGCTCATAAGCCAGCGGAGTATCAGAGTAAGAATCGTTGAAATTAGAAATTACAGTCTGCGTGTTTGTACCGTATCTTTTTTCTACCTGCACATCGCTGTAGTTCGTTATCGGGTTGTCATTTAACTGTATATTTTCAATCGCATCAACAGGCCCTTCTGCCAGACAGTACAGAATATTCAGATACTGCTTCTGCCCGTTGGAGATAACATGCCTCTGAAGCATAACCCCTGCAGTTTTCATCCTCCCGTATAGCAATGGCAGCGGATAGCCCTGCGATGTAATAGACTGAGGTTCTCCCCATCCGTATGTATTGGATTGTTCTGTGTTTGACTTGTCTACCTTGGGCTTTGGTGTCAATTTCGACATAATCCCATTACCAATGTAGGATAAAGCCATGGTTATCCCCAGCCTTGCCCATACAGACATGGTAGACGCACCAATGATACCCGCCCCCACACCGGCAGACAGTACGGTAATTCCGATAGCGGCAACCCAACCGAACACCTTTTTGAAAGAGCCTCCCGCCACATAGGGCATTACGACGACTTCCTGTCCATCAAAGGGAACAGTATCCGCAGTACACGGAATACCATCGATGGCATACACTTTTTCTCCTACTTCTTTGTGATAATCACTAACCTTTTTACCACATTCAAAAGGGACAAAATAATCGCGTCTCTGCCTGCGGTCAAATGGATTATCTACAATTATTACATGAATCATATATACATTCCCTTCAGCCTTGGCAAATATCGTGAAAATTTTTCAATGCATGCTCCAGTACCTATCTTAGAGTGGAATAACTTATTTTCACCAAGATAGATCCCTACATGGTCAATGCCATTAGAATGCAGGGCATATGCGCAGATGCACCCTTCCACTGGTTCCTTGATTCTACGCAACGGCTCCTGACCTTCCATATACGCCTTATCTCCTTTTATGACTATATCCTGATAATCTGGGAGAGCCCGTCCGTTTGCTTTATAGACTTCACGGACCAACTGCCAGCACTTCAGGGTCTCAAACGGAGCCCCCAGTAGTTCAGCTACGCCGCGCATATAATCCCCCCTGCGGGATAGTCGGTTCCCCGCCAAACCGTACAGAATTCCCGAGTTTCGTACAGCAATTTCTTGTTTTATCACAAGTACTTACTACACCGGAATACCCACATCGTGCCCCCTTAAATTTGAACGGGCACCAGTCTTTTAATATTCGGGTAGCCGGTACTCTTTTGCGCAACGAAAAACCAGCACCAAGTTTAATATCCACCTTAGTGCTGGTACATGTAGAGCCGGTAATCACGAAATGTTCTTCATCACACAATTCATCCGGAACATTGGTATTAATTACCATAAGGGTAACCTTAGCCCCTCCGGCCCCATTATGCTTGTCAAGAATCTGCTGGATTGTTCCGGTGATATTTGATACGGAAAGCGTTACGTCTGGTAGCTCATCACTGGACTGCTTAACTCCAGAAACCTCGAACGCATACTTGTAATATGTATTCCCCTTGAAAACAATATCTTCTGTGTTATATACAAGCCTTATCGGGTCTTCATCCTTATACTGAATCTCAAGAAGCAATAGATAGACACCATCGGTACATGTCTTATTCTTTTCGATAATTGATGCTGTAGAAATATCCATTATACCGCCTCCTCTATGGCTACTGAAACCGTATATAAGCCGGGATTGGCCAGGCTGAAAGACAAATCCCCGGCAAAACGCATATTATATTGCTTTCCCGCTAACGGGTCATTAGGTTCATCAGGATAAGTCCACGTAAAAGGCAATGCGCATCCTTTACACGTGCTTACATAAAAATCATACAGGGTGGAAAATTCAGGCGCCCTGAGGGCCGTCCACTGTAAAGTAAACGTTACCGGGGTTTTGGTAAACCTCGGTCGGGTATTCACCGTAATATTATCCATTTCCATCTTCAAAGTATGGTCTTTGTACGTTCCATCTAACGGATATACGGGATTAGAAATAGACGGGAACACTCTATTAGACGCTTGCGATGGCATCTCTCAAACCTCCTTCGTTTGTACCAACGGCATTAGTTACCGTACTAAGAATAATTCTGGTAAGCCATTTGCCGTTACTGAATTCATTGGTTTGCTGAGCCTTCATTTCATTACCTGTATTATTTTCTACGACTACCTGCACAGTGGGAGCCACATTACCTCCCATATTTATGCTGGGGAGTATGGTCCCACTTCTGTTAGGTACGAACAATTCTGGCTGATTTTCACCAACAATATAGGCATGCCCTGCCCGCACTGGACCACCGTTTGCTCTGTGCCCGATAACCGACGCCAGAGCTCCTGCGATGTTACTTATAACATTTCCTGCGGAGTTTCCATTCCCATCCCCTCCGCCCCTGTTAAAGAGACTGGTCAGCGCCTGCTTAGCCATAAAATTGGCAATTTCCTTCAGCATGTTTTTTAACATAGCCTTAAAGCTATCACCTATATTTTTAAAATCTCCGGTCAAAACGTCAGTAAATACGTTGGTAAACCCATCTACCATATCATCAATAATGGCGTCTGCGGTTTCCTGCATCTGCTTAGCCACAGACCCCCACTTAGCCTTTATGCTTTCGATGGCGTTCTGCCAGGCTTCACTCCAAGACTGCGCTTCGCCACGGTTTTTCTGTGCTAGTGTTTTCTGAGCTTCTGCAATCTTTGCAGAAGCCCACTGCTCGATGGCGACCCTGGCTTCTGCACTGTCACTGGTCATGGCTATCTTCTTAAGCTCGGTTTCCTTCTGTCGGTTAATCTTAGCCACAGCTATTTCATATTCAACCTGAGCTTCTGCTTTGGCGTCGTCTGCCACACTGGCTAACGTTTTTCTAGTATCCAGAGCAAGATCTTCATTGGCTTCTTTCCACGCCTTAGTGACCTTAGCCTTTACCAGCTTTTCGTACTCATCCAGCTTATTTTTCAGCGAAGTTGTGTCAATTCCTGCACTGGTGGCTTTGGTAATATCATCCTTTATCTTGTTCACTTCAGATGCAAGCTTGGACATCCCCTTTTCATAGGTAGTTCCAGTTTCATCCATAATCTTGTCAGATAAGGAAGATAAATCATTCGCAATAGCCTTGGTCAATTCATCTACTTTGCGTTTTGCTTCTTCCGCAGCCTTTTCGGCGCTTGAGGCTCCGCCAGATGACTTGCCTCTTCCAGACGAGCCGCGTTTACCGCTTCCGCCACCCCCGCCTCCTCCGCCTAATGGCGAAGCACTGGTTCTTCTAGAAGGAGTGTATGTACTATTACTGCCAAGACTAGCCGGCTTGTATGAAATTGTCGGAGCACTGGATGCAGTAATCTTTATTGGATTAGCCAGAGCCTGTGCAGTCTTTGAATTCTTAATGTAATTCAGGCCAACGTCTATAGCTTTTCCGGCAGCGGATGCCACGGCACGAATGCCTTTCCCGACCGCCCCCAGAGAATCCAAACATTTGTTAACAAAGTCTTTAATGGCGTTATATGCCGCAGACAGCCATGCATGAACCGTGGCAACAGCGCCATTTCCCCAACTGGCGAGTCCTTTAAGGAAAGCGCCAAAGAATCCATTGAATGTGGAAATTATCCACTGTTCAAAGGAAGAAACCGCCTTATAAATCCACGAGATTATGCCACCAACAATAGAGGAAATGTCAGAAGCTACCGACCATACAATATTTTCTAGATTTAATATGTAACTGATGATGGTATCAATAGCATTTAACAGCGGAGAAAAATCAGAATCAGAAGCTCCGCCAAGATAAGAAAATAAGTTGGCAAAGGTTTCCTTTACACGCTCAGCAATCTGGTCCATACCAGAAAATGTCTGCTCGACGGTATCGTAAATATGACGAAAAGCATCTGCAAAATTATCTGGAATAATGCCATCAAATACATCTTTCCACCCTTTTGAGGTGACATTGTCCGTCATTTGGTCAAACAAGTCCTTTATTTTGGACAGCTTATCCTCGACACTATTAAAAATACCCTCCCCCATAGAACCGAGCATAATTCCGATATCGTCGCGCATGGAAGACATCATCCCATTAAAGGTCTGTGACATCTTATCCATCATGTCCGGGAATCGTTCATTCATTCCATCGGTCAGGGCTTTAATGGCTGTATCGGCATCAATCCCCTGCCGGCCAATATCCGCCAGCTGATCGGCAGTCAGCTTCAGATTCTTAGCAAGGATTTCCTTAACAGGTATGCCCAGCTGAGAGAGCTGCATAACGTCCTGCCCCATCAGCTTGCCGGTGGCTTTAATCTGGCCAAGCACAAAAGTGATTTCCTTGAGCCCCTCAGCCCCTTTGCCAAGACCTGCAGAGGCGTTCCCTACTGCAGTCAGAGTAGGAATGATGTTCTGTGCTTCAAAGCCAAAAGCCTTAAGCTGCTGCGCGGCCGGAGCGAGGTCCTGGAATTCAAACGGGGTCTTGGCGGCCATAGTTCGCAGTTCAATCATGATACTTTTAGCCGATTCCGCGCTACCCATCATAGAGGTAAATGCTGTTTCCGTATCCTCCATGGAGGCATTATAC